CAGTCCGGCAAGGCTATCCAGACCTGATTGCCAAAGACTTGGAACAGTATGTCCGTTCAGAATGGAGGCGCATTGTCGCTGAAGACTGATGGCCGCAGCTGACCTCAACTCAATCAGGGCCACCATCGAGGGCCGGTTAGCCACAGAGCTGGCCAACAGTCCGGCCATACCTGTCGTCTTCAACAACATGGCTTATGAGCCAACACCCAACAGCTCTTGGGTGCAATGCCAAGTTGATTTCGGCTCCAATGAGCATCTTGCCCAAGGGTCAACGGCCAACGCACGGAATCGCATTGTTGGGTTGACCGTCATCAATATTTTTTCTGCCAAAGGTGTTGGGCCTGGCGCCAACTACACCATCGGCAAAAGGATTCGTGACCTTTACAATAGGGTCATCGTGTCGGGGGTTTACTTCGACGCACCAACAGGTCCAGAGGCACTGGCTTCACCAGCTCCCGAGGGCTATTTTCAAACACAGGTCCGTGTGACCTTTGAATTTATCGAGGAACTCTGACCATGGCCGTCCTTCGTGGAGAACAAGGCGCAGTCCAATTTGACGCCGCTGGCTCAAGCAATGCCACCATCGTTGGCACTCGCAGCTGGAGCCTTTCAACCACCAAAGAAACTCTGGACATCTCCAAGCATGGAGACACTTTCCGGAGCTTTGTTGGCAGCATGATCAGCGGATCTGGCACTGTTGAGCTGGTCTATGACCCTGACGCCACCGGCCAGGCTGCATTCCTTGAGGATGTTTTGACGACTGCAGACCCTGCAGACGCGACGTTTGAACTGTTCACGACTGGTACCAGTTCTGGCACTGACTCTGTGAGCTTTGCTGGAATCATCACTGACATGGAAATCACTTCCACTGTTGGTGAGATTGACATCGTGACCTGCAACTTCATCACCAGCGGCACCATCACCGGCAACCTTGAGTGATGAGGCTATAGTTTTGGTGACAAATGTGTCGCCTAAATGCCTGCTGGTAATCGCACTGTTGATTTGCTGGTTGGGGCCTTTGACCTCAACCAGCGCCGCAAGTTTGAACTGAAGAACGCTGAAGGCAAAAAGATCATTGATCTTTACTTCAAGCCAATCACCCGCGCAGATCGCAAAAAAGCCCAGCAGCTCGCTGGCACAGAAGAGGCGTTGGACATCAGCACCAACATGCTGTGTCAGATCGCTGAGCTTGAGGATGGTACCAAGGCTTTCGCTGCTGCTGATGCGAACAAGCTTCAACGCCAGCTGCCTGAGTCTGTGCTGAATGAGATTGAGCTGTTCTTGTTTGGTCTCGGCGAAGAAGCTGACCTTGAAGAAGCAAAAAACGACTAAAGCAGGACAAGTGGACTTTTTTTGAGTTTCACCTGGCCTGCGAGTTGAGCATGACAGTCAGCAGGCTCCGCACGGAACTCACCGATGCAGAGCTCGTCCACTTTGCTGCATACTTTGAATTAAAGGCAGAACTTGAAGAACAAGCGATGCAGCGTGCAAAGCAAATGCGGCGGTAGACTTTGGCTATTGCTAAGTGGTCATGGCAAGGGCTTCGGTTGAACTAATCGTCGAAGCCGCAAGGGCCATTAACCCCCTGCGAAAGGTAGAAAGGCAGACAAAAAGGGTTGAAGAACAGTTCGACAAAGCACGCAGAAGCACAAAGCGTGTTGAGGCTGCCCTTGTCCTGATGGGGCGCAGGGGCATCAATGTTGTCCGTGATCTTGAAAAAAACACTGCCCGATTGGGCAGGACCATGGGTGGCCTGCGTGGTGGTATTGGCAAGGCTGTTATTGGATTTGCAGCTTTCAAAAGCGTCCAGACTGGTATCCAGCGGCTTGAGTCAGAACGGCGGATCAGGTTGCTTGGGCAGCGTTTTGGTGAAGTAGGCCAGTTGCAAAGTGCAGCAGCTGCAGCAGCCCGGAAGTTCAACCTCAGCCAAACAGAAGCAAATCAATCGTTGGCTGATGCGTTTGCACGCTTACGCCCGTTGGGTGTTTCCCTGAAAGACATCACCTCAACGTTTGGTGGCTTCAGGACTGCCGCTGTGCTTGGTGGTGCAACAGCAGCTGAAGCATCCGCTGCGTTCACACAGTTGTCACAGGCGTTGGGTTCTGGTGCATTGCGGGGTGATGAGTTCCGAAGCATTGCAGAGCAGGCCCCATTGGTGTTGCAGGCCATCTCTGATGAAACAGGTGTTGCCGCTGGTGACCTGAAGGAATATGCAGCGCAAGGCTTGCTGACTAGCGACATTGTCATCAAGGCCCTTAAGCGGATTGAGGCTGAAGGTGCTGACAGGTTGTCCCAAGCCCTTGGCGGCCCTGCAGCAAAAATCAAAGACTTTCAGAACAAGGTGCAGGACCTGCAGGTTGCATTCACAGAAAGCGCAATCCCTGCAATCACAGATTCGATTCAGGATCTTGGCACTGTCATCAAACAACTAGAGCCACTGATCCGTGGCCTTGGCACGTTGTTGGCTGGTGTTGCCCGCACAGTTGGCAACGTTGTTGAAAATGTTGCATCTGGCGGCAAAACGGTCAGAGCAAAACAGTTGGCATTGCAGGCAGCCACCCTGCAGACGAACGCCAAGTTTGGAACGCCTGGCATTTTGGGCCGTTCAGCTGAAGCTCAAGCCTTCTTTAATGAAACATTAAAGCGCGAGGAAAGCAGAAGGCTGGCGATTGCTCGTGGGGCTGTGCCTGGTCAGTTGCCGCCAAGTGCTGCAGATATTGGGCCAACACCAAAAGGAACTTCACCAATCAAGTTAACGCCCAAAAAGCCGCCAAAAACAGGTAAAACACCTGAAGAGGTTGCTGCAGAAAAACTGCTGAAACTTAAGCAGCAGATGGCAATCAGTGCTGAAAAAGAAAAAGCTTCAAGCCAAGATGTAATTAGGGGAAGGCAGCAAGAACTGCAGACCCTGACGCTCACAGCCCAAAAAGGTTCTGAGTTTGCTCAATTCACCCAAAGGGTGCGTGACCTCGTCCTGCAGGGAGTACCGTTTAGCGAAGCATATGAACTAGAAGATGGGATAAGAAAGCAACAGCAGATAATTGACAAGCAACAACAGATAAACAGTTTGTATCAGCGGGCTGGTCAAATTATTGAAGATGGGATTGTTAATTCGTTGTTGCAAGCAAAAAGCGCAACTGAGGCCCTTAGCAACGTTCTTAATACGGTTGCTAATGAGTTAATGCGTTTTGCGCTCGGAAGCTTTGGCGGTAAGGATAAAGGCAGCGGTAGCGGCATTTTCGGCGCAGTCGCTGACATCTTTAGGGCTAATGGCGGACCCGTAAAAGGTGGCAGGTCTTATGTCGTTGGGGAAAGAGGCCCCGAGGTTTTCACGCCAGGTGTTTCCGGAAGCATCACGCCAAACCATGCTTTAGGTGGGGCTAACGTGACTGTGAACGTGGATGCTTCTGGCTCATCTGTTGAGGGCAACGCTGATCAGGCTTCGCAACTTGGCAAGGCAATCGGCATTGCTGTGCAGGCTGAGCTGGTTAAGCAAAAACGTCCTGGCGGTCTCCTCGCAACCTGATGGCTACTTTCCCGTCAATTACGCCGACTTACGGCATCCAAAAGCAAAGCGCACCAAACGTACGCAAGGTGCAGTTCGGTGACGGTTACGAAAGCCGCTTTACGATGGGCATCAACCAAGACCCAAAGGTTTACAGCCTGACTTTTGAGGTGTCAGAGACTGATTCCGACACGATCGAAACATTCTTGGACGCACGAGCTGCAGATTTTGCCAGCTTCGATTTCACGCCCCCTGGCGAGGGCAGTAGTTCTAAGTTTGTCTGCGAGGCGTGGAGTAAGTCGATTCCGTACTTAAATCGCGCCACAATCCAAGCAACATTCCGCGAAGTATTTGAACCGTAATGGCAGTAGCAGCATGGGCCGCTAGCACCGCATTTTCTGTTGGCGACATCAGGCGCGCCACGACAGAGCAACCGTCTGGCTTGTTCTTTCGTTGTTCTACTGCTGGAACGTCAGCAAGCTCAGAGCCTGGCTGGCCGAACATGGTTGGTGACACGGTCACGGATGGAACGTGTGTCTGGACTGCGATTGCGTCGGCTTACGAGGAGCTGGCGAAGATTAACCCCAGCGCGATTATTGAGCTGTTCGAGCTGAGGCTGGATTCAACGCTGCACGGCAGCAGTGACGTTTACCGCTTTCATGCTGGGGCCAATGCTGCTGTCAGCGGCAACATCGTGTTCAACAGCCAAACATACACTCGCATCCCTATTAAGGCTGATGGCTTTGAGTACAGCAACACCGGCACGCTGCCACGTCCCACCCTGTCGATCAGCAATCACGATGGAACGATGACCACGCTGTTGCTGCTGGTCAACGCAACAACTGCAGGCAATGATCTTGGTGGTGCAGAGGTGCGTCGTATCAGGACGCTGAAGAAGTATTTGGACGGTGAAAGCGCCGCTGATCCAAATGCCCGTTGGCCTGAAGAGCGGTGGTTTGTAGACCGAAAGGCTAGTGAGTCACGAGACCAAATCACTTTTGAGCTGGCTAGCAAGTTTGATTTGGCGGGCCAAAAGCTTCCTAAACGGCAGGTGATCGCCAACGTCTGTCAGTGGAAGTATCGCAGCAGTGAATGCAGTTACACCGGCAGCAACTACTTTGACGTCAACGGCAACAGCGTCAGCACGTTGGCCGAGGATGTTTGTGGCAAGCGTGTGGCCAGTTGCAAGCTGCGGTTCGGCGACACAGCCGAGCTGCCGTTTGGATCGTTTCCAGGTGCTGGCCTGACCCAGTGATGCAACTATCAGACGAGTTGCGAGCTGAGATCTTGCAACACGCCAAAGCTGAGACGCCAAGAGAGTGTTGTGGCTTAGTTGCTGTGGTCAAAGGTCGGTATCGGTACTTCCCGTGCCAGAACATCGCAGACACACCAGATGAGCACTTTGTTCTTAGCGGCTGGGACGAAGTAGAGGATCAAGGCGAGGTAGTGGCGATTATCCACAGCCACCCCAAGACCAACCCGGAACCATCAACAGCCGATCGCGTTGCCTGCGAGAAGTCAGAGCTGCCGTGGTTTGTCGTCAACCCGAACACCGAAGGTTGGGGATACTGCGAGCCAACAGGCTTTCAGCTGCCGTATGTCGGGCGTGAGTTTGTGTTCGGCGTGGTGGACTGCTACACGCTTGTGCGTGACTGGTACGCAAGGGAGTGCGGCATCCAGTTACGGGACTATGTACGCAGAGACAAGTTCTGGGATCGTGGCGAGAACTTGTATCTGGACAACTTTGCCGCTGAAGGGTTTCGCAAAATTCCGGTTGAGGAAGTGCAGCGCGGTGATTTGATTTTGATGAATCTGGTTTCACCGTTGCCAAACCATGCAGCGATCTACATGGGTGATCAGCAGGTGCTGCATCATGTGCAGGGGAGGCTCTCTAGTCGCGATGTTTTCGGCGGCTACTATGGCAAGAGCACCGCTTGCGCCTTGAGGCATGAAAGTCGTGAAGGTCTACGGCGCTCTGCGTAAACGGCTCGGTCAATGCCGGTTCGAGTTTGACGTAAATACGCCAGCGCAAGCGATCAAGGCGTTGTGCGTCAACTTCCCAGGATTAGATAAGTGGTTTATTGATAGCGAGCAAGATGGCATCGGCTATCGCGTATCAGTTGGTCGTGAAAAAATCTCTAACGATCCAGAGGCGTTCGGGCTGCCTTTTAGCGATAAAGAGGTTTTTAGCCTTACGCCTGTTGTTGCTGGTGCAGGGCGTGGCACCGGACAGATTTTGGCTGGTGTGGCTTTAGTTGCTTTAACTCTTGTGCCGGGTGGTTTGCCTATTTCAGGCGCTCTCGCCACAAAGATTGGATTATTGGGTGGCTCTTTGATTTTGTCAGGCATTGCTACAGCAATCTCACCGCAGCCTGATTTAGACAGCACGCTTGATGAGTCAGTCCAACTGGAATCATTCACTTTTTCCAACGTTGTAAATACCCAGCGACAGGGAATGCCCGTTCCGATTGCATACGGGCGTTTGTTTGTTGGATCGGCTGTGCTGTCGAGCGGCCTTGACGTTGATCAGGTGCAGGTATGACACAGACCCATTACATCCAAGGCGCTGGTGGTGGCGGCGGCAAAGGCGGCGGTGGCGGCAATCGCACGCCTACTGAGGCAGACGACACTCTGCAGTCCGTACAGTTTGCCAATGTTCTCGACCTAATCAGCGAAGGCGAGATTGAGGGGCTAGACGACGGCAACAAAAGCATTTTTCTGGACGACACTGCTGTTCAGAACTCTGACGGAACCAACAACTTTGCTGGCTACACCGTTGTTACCCGCAACGGCACACAGGCGCAGAACCATATTCCTGGCCCGTTCAATGCTGTAGAACGGGAAACTGCAGTTGGCGTTGAAGTCACCAACGGCTCACCTGTCACTCGCAGCATTACGGACACGGATGTTGACCGCTTGCGTGTCACGTTAACCGTACCATCACTACAAATTCTTGAAGACGATGGCGATGTTGTGGGTCATAGCGTCAACATCAAGATTCAGATTCAGTACAACAGCGGCGGATACAACGACGTTATTAACGACACGATCAGCGGCAAAAGCAGCAACCGCTATCAGCGCGATTATCTAATTGACCTCACTGGCAGCCATCCTGTTGATGTTCGGATGGTGCGTGTCAGCGCAGATGAGACCAGTCAGAAACGTGCCAGTACGACAATTTTTCAGAGCTTTACTGAGATTATTGATGACAAGTTTCGCTATCCAAACTCTGCGCTTGTCGCTCTGCGTTTCGACTCGCGTCAGTTCAGCAACATCCCGTCTCGCAAATATCTGATTCGTGGAATCAAGGTCAAGATTCCAAGCAACGCGACCGTAGATACAACCACACACCTGGGACGAATTACATATTCCGGCATTTGGGACGGCACGTTTCAGGCCGCAACATGGACCTCAGACCCTGCGTGGATCTTGTATGACCTGTTGATTTCTGAAAGGTACGGCGCAGGTGTGCCTGAAGGCACGCTCGACAAGTACGACTTTTTTGCAGTGTCCCAATACTGCAACGCTCTCGTTTCTGATGGTGCAGGCGGCCAAGAGCCGCGTTTCAGCTGCAACATGCTGATCAACAGCAGGGATGAGGTTTACAACGTCATTCAGCAAATGACGGCCATTTTTCGTGGCATTTCGTACTACAGCGCCGGGTCACTAGCCCTGTTGCAGGACAAGCCCGCTGATCCGCAATACTTGATTGGTCAGAGCAACGTCGTTGACGGAATTTTTGAATACCAAGGAACATCCCAAAAAGTACGTCACACCGTTGCTGTTGTGGCTTGGCAGTCTTACGACACTCGCGGCGACCAGGAATATGAATACGTTGAGGATCATGCTGCTGTCGCTAAGTACGGCATCATCAAAAAGGACATTAAGGCCATTGGTTGTTACAGCCAAGGCCAAGCGCATCGGATCG